CGGGGGGGTTGTCCCCCCGCCGACACGTTACCCATACCTGGAGGTGTCATAAGAATCATGGAAAAGTCTCGTACGCTTCCCGTTAACTACGGGAGTGGGGATGGCTGGTTTTACTCGACGACGGGAACTTTATCGTCATCGAGTACCGACGCAGCAAAGGCATTGTGGGATAACCTACCCGCAAGATTTGCGGAAGGTCTACTTATGGTTAATAAAAAAGTAGTCCCAGGGCCTTATGTCGGTAACCAGTGGTTCTCCTCATCAACACGAAAGCGGCCGTTGTTTAACAACTGCAGCAATCGACGTATAGAAGGGTTGAGCTGGCCGGTAACATACAAAAATGAGAACTACCGCACACCGGAATATTGGTATACGGCACGTCTCTACCAGTTCGCTACATTTGTCGGTTTTTCTTTAGCCGACGCCAACCCGGTCCCGCCTGATTGGCGAGGTGTTGACGAGGTACAGAGGCGCGCGTGGTGGTCGATGCAACCCAGATTTGAGGGCGAATTCCAAGCTCTGAACTTTATTTATGAGCTTAAGGACTTCAAAGATATCGCACGTCATATGACGAAAATTAATATACGCGATATTGTTTCCCAACTGGGTCGGGTAAAGCACATCGTTTCCCGAGCAAAGAAAATACTCGCTAGGGAGCCAAAGAATTTAACTGCGGCTTCTACTGTGAGTAACGCCAGCAAAGTTTTCGCTGAGTCCACCTTGGCCAAAAACCTAATGGTGGAACCAACTGTGCGTGATTTAATGAACTTACATGCACAATTAGCAACGCTGATCGAACAAGTGCAAAATGAATTCTTTGAGAGAGGGAAGGATGTACAATCCTCCCATTATAGTGAAGTTCTCTCACAAACCATGACTGGAACCGTCGGCCTCAATAATTATTATTGGAGGACCTCGGGGAAAGTCTCACAGCAGCGGTTTACAGCTACTATGCAGTATCGGTATGAATACCAGATGCGCACATGGTTTGATGCACTTAAGCGTTACTACGGCTTAAACTTTAACGCGAGCGTGGCTTGGAACGCCTTGCCGTTCACCTTCGTTGTAGATTATTTCCTGAAGGTGGGCCAAGCCATAGAGTACATGACTCTAGACCCGAACGTCGAGTTAAGGTTAGCACAATACTGCGAAAGCGTTCTTTCAACGCAATCCGCAGGTATGCACTTCAACGGAGACGGGAGGGCCGACCTCTTAATTAATGGGGTCAGTGCCTGGAATGGCCAGCTTATCAGTGGCTTTCGAGGAACATGGTACCAACGGCGCGTCACACACCCTAATAAGGGTTTGGCTTTGCCTCGGATTGCTCTCCCTTCGGGAAAGCAAGCCGGAAACTTGGCCGCGCTGTTCAGGTGCATGTGGTGACATCAATGTCGAGACTTCAAACTTTGTAAACTCATCCTGGCCTTTTCAGGCTCGCTAATCAGGGTGCGTAAATCCCTGCGAAATATTAACGATAAAGGACAAGTCCAATGCCCATTTTCACAAATCCCGTAGTAGTATCTGACGATGGCGGTAGTACTACCGACCGCTCGTTTAGCTTCCTTAACCAGGATGTTTCCAACCCCAACGCCGTAACAGGTGTATGGATTGAAGATGCCGCTGATGTATCTGCGGAATCCAAGGTCGTTATCAAACACGACCAGCGGACCCTGGCAAAAGGTTTCGGGCGTGATCTACTCCAACGCCGTGTGCTGAAGCATCCTGCTGCAGACACAGAAACCGATGATCTCCAGCCGTTGACTTTGAACTTAACAATCACCGGCGACAAGCGGTTTTCTACCGCTGAGATCCAAGCGGAGCTTTACTTGCTGATCGATCTGGCTGAAGAGTCCGGCTTTCTAGCTGGGCTTCGCCAAGGCAAAATCTAACATGCCCAGGCAAGACCCCCCGCAAGGCGGGGTCCTTCAAAAGGAGTTAGAGCTTAATAACCCTAAACCCATGTCTGGTACTAAAACGGATACGGGCGTTGGCTGGAGACCCAAATGGAATCAGGACGAGTCCATCGAGTCGGAAGAGCCAACAAAACCTCTTATGAAAGAGGTATACCACGGTCGGAATCGCTCCCGACAACAGCAAAGAATAAACCCTTTACTCCGTCTCGCGCTAAAGCTTATAAGCCAAAACGTAGACGTAAGGTGGAGGGGCCAAGAGAGATCAGCGCTGATAAAATTAGTGCTGTACTTCTGGCTATGCTGCGTGATATTAGGACAATTAACACCAGGTATAGGAACGCTGACTTGGATAGAGACATTGAAACAGTCTCTCGAAGAGTTAATGCACAAGGTGTAAAGTTTGCTACCTTACACCTCCCTCGGTTCTTCGACGGCCTTGTTGGCTATCTCGAAACGGGAAAATCGGTCTATCCAGGCTTTAAAAAGCTTGGTCGACAACAGTACCCCCACTTCTTGAGGGGGTTAGTTGCACCGATTTATGCACACCCTACATCCGGTATTGCAGTCGAAAATATGAAACAAGTTTATCAGTTTTGTATGGCCTTCAAGAAAATACAAGGCCCGGCTGATCAAAAGTTACTCCGCAGTCAGCTTGCGGACTTCGTTGATGTCGATATAGAGCTTAATAGCCTCGACATCTCACTTGAACCAGTGCGCGATATTGCACGTCATGCCAAAGAAATAATTGGCGATGTCATGAAGGGTTTAGACCCCCATGACCCGGACCAGTCTCAGCTATTTATACCGAGACCAGGCCCTGGTGCAACAAATACCGCGACGAAGCACGCGCATCGTTTTCGTCCGATGCGGTGGTATACCGATCTATTCGACGTATTCGAACCGTCAAATTGGTTTCAGCCTCCTTATTCGCCAAGAACTACTTGGCCGAGATATTGGCAAAAACAATTGCCAACGGGGTTAACCAGAATAGGCAGACGACGTGTAAGGAGTGTTATACGTAAAACTACTCCTGGCCACATACCTACGTCACGCTTTAAATTCGTCCCAAAGACGTTTGAGAAGATGCGTGGGATTTGTATCGAGGAAAACGAGCTACAATGGTTCCAGCAGGCGATTCGACGCGCAATGTATAAGCGTATCGAAGCCCACCCCGTGACAAAAGGGTTTGTGAATTTTTCATCACAGCTGGTCAACCGCGCACTCGCGTTAGATGGATCACGTAACCAGGACTGGGCGACTATAGATATGTCGTCGGCCTCGGATCGTATCTCATTGAAGCTTGTGCGTTACCTGTTTAGCATGAATAAACCGCTGCTTGCAGCGATTGAAGCATGCTCTTCTAGGTGGGTTGAGCTCCCTAAGGGTACAGAGGATTACTTTATTAGATATTTACCTCTGAATAAAATAGCGCCCATGGGTTCTGCCATCTGCTTTCCTATTATGTCACTGGTTCATTACGCATTAATAAGAGCCATACTATATAGGGCCTCGGTTGCACGTGATAAATCACGGAACGTTTACGTTTACGGCGACGACATAATCGTTGATCGTTCATGTGTCCAAGCGATATATGACTATTTGCCTCTTTTCGGTATGAAAATAAACACCGATAAAAGCTTTAGTAATTCGCTCTTCCGTGAATCGTGCGGGTGCCATGCCTACAACGGTGTGGACATTACGCCTACCAGGTTTAAAAACCTGTTAACCATAGAGTCGTCCCCAGCGGATCTCGCTACTGCCCTACGCCTCGAAGAGGCGTTTTACTACAAGGGGTATAAGCAAACTGCCGGGTTGTTGCGCCATGACATCCAGGAGGTGGCACTAAAGTACGGCATAAAACATGTGCCATTAGTGAACACCAAATCTCAATTGTTCGGTTTTTACCGAAATGATTGTGATGCGAAGTTAAGCGAGTTCATCACACACGCGAAACGTCGCTGGGTCGTTGGGGATGAGGATTCCCAACTGAGTCGCAACCGTCCATTTTCCCAAACATGGGTGTACGAGAAGGTCGCTGTGATTGTCGATACATTCGATGAGAGCAGTTCCTTTCTATGTGAAGAGGATCGGTACCTCCGATACCTTACCCTGGGTGGGCAGTGGGCATCAAAAAAGTACGATGAAGGGTTCTCGCGGAATACCATATTCCGTAAGATCGAGCTGGTTGAGTCGAGTCTCGGATACAGATGTTGAGACTTGACAAAAGCTAGCTCGAAGGCGAGTGTGTCTGTAGCGGCGCACGACCATCCCAAGTTTATGGGACAAGGGGCCGGACTAGTTGGTACATCC